TACTGCATGAATATGATGGTGCTATTCAATGTAGCCACAGGAGCTTGATTCAAAACAAACGAGGTAGCACCGGCAGAAGCAGCGGTGTCAACAAAAGAACCCGCAGAAACGTAGTTTCCGTTTGAGTCCAGCGAACCAACATCAGTGCCAACTGGCAACGCGAATGGCAGAGCCGAGCAAGTCACAGTAGCAGTAGAAATGCTGGAGTAAGTTGCCGTGCCAAGCGGAACAGCCGTGTCAGTCACCAAACCAAGCACGCGAACGGGCAAGGAAGAAGTGGTGGCAGGAGTATCGTTTGGAGCCAAGATAGCGTTCTTGGAGTTGCCGGTTGCGGTGCTGCCTGTGTTGTTAATCATGGCCAAATTTTGACCAATCATGGCGCGAGCGCCAGAAGCAACAGCAGTAGTAGCAGAGCAAACAACACCCTTGAACACAGTGTCGGGGTCGTCACAAACAATAGCAACTGCGTCGCCAGCCGCTGTAGAAGCGGGCCAGTATTGGCTGAATTGCTTTTGTTTTGTGACGGGGTTTGTGTAAGAACATCCCAAAAAGATGCCGGTTTGGTTACCTGCTGTGCCGGTAGACACAGACAGACGGACGATTTCACCACGAGACAAGCCTACATAATCACCGTAGAAAATGTTTGTGGAGTAACCGTTTGTAATTGGATATTCACGAGTAGAACCCGCAAACACCTGACCACCAACCAAATTGATTGGTTTTAGCCCGTATGGGGCGTCGATCACTGGGTAAGCCATTTAAGACTCCTTTTAAAAAATTAAAAACCGGGGCCGAAGCTCGTAGACGACCGACGTTCATTGAACAAAGGCATCTTTGAATTACTCTGGCGCATGAATGATTGATCTGCAGATGCGAGTTGCAAAGCGGTTTCTTCTTCGATTTGCGCAGCGCGATCTTCCACCATTTCTCTAGGTATCTTGGTAAGCAGCAAGCCGCCAATCTCAATACTGTCGGGGAAATGGTTGTTTTTTCCACCTAACAAGGTAACTTCTGGGTGCATTGAAGCTTTTACGGGCTCATAACCCTCTTCAAGGCGCACTGAAATATTCTTAGGGTCGTCTTGGCCATTAATGCTCAAACGAATCCAACGGAATTCATATCCGGGTTCTGGTTTGACATTTGGCAACAAACCTACTTTTTTCCACTTACGAGGCCGCAGGCCGGTCTCGCGAGTAGTGTTTTCGCGTTTGCTACGATCTAATCCTTCGATTTCATCTTTGTGTGCTTGTGCCATGTTATCCCCTTGTTTGTTGTTCCGCAACCTTACGAGCATAGAGTTCCAATGGAACACCTAACCGCTTGGCGATATTTACTTGACTCTCAGTAAGGCGTACCTTTTTGGGTGCCGTACTTCGTGAAGCTGGGGCAACTACATTTGCAGGTGCTTTTGCTTTACTCTCATTCGTTTTTGGGCGACTTTGTGCTGCTGGAATTTCCTCTGCTTCATCGTCGTCTTCCGGCCCGAAGTATTCCGGAAATTTTTCTCGCATACGAGCGTTAATTTTCTCGTAGTATTCGTCTGATGTAGGGTCTGCCCCCGCACTAACTATCTTCTTATGGTATGCCAAAGCTAGGCTTGTCATCTCTTCGTCGTCCCCGAACCAAGTGTTCTTTTCGCGCCAGTCTTCATACTTTTCGTCACGCGGGGGAGCGGATTTCGGTATTTGTACCTCATTTTCGTCTTCTTGTAAAGGGGTCGGCTTGTAATTAGTTACTCGGTCGAACTTTACTTTGGCTGCGGCAAGCTCTTCGTTTGCCTCTGTAACACGGTCAGCATCCCCCGCTTCGTACGCTTCTTTGTACTTTTTACGGGAGTTATCCAGCTCTGCGGCCACTACGCGCTTGGCTTGCTCCAACAAAGAGTTTTGGTTCTCATTGAGTGAGCCTTTGAGCTTTTTGTTCTCTTCAACAACCTTTTGAGCAATTTTAATAGCTTCTTCTCGCTCTTGACGGGCGATATCGGCTTGACGGCGGGACTCATGGTAGCCCTTTTGCAGGTGTTGAATGCGACGGCGAACCTTCTCTCCGTACTGACTTAGCTCATCTTCATCAGCATCTTTGGGGTCTTCCTCCATCTTTTTGTAGTTTTTTGGCTTTTCGGGGGTATCGTCAACGATTTCTACCTCTGTTTTGCCGTCATCTATGATTTCTACCCGGATTTCGGGCTCTTTTTTGTCATTTTCCGTTGTTTCGTCAGGAAATTTGTACTTTTCGACGTTCATATTGCCTCCTTATAGGCGTGAAATGCCACGCGGGTCTTGCACAACAGCCTCTACACAGTCATCGTGGATTAAACGAAACTCTTTTCCGTGAATTTTGATCCGTGTACCGGTATTTGGACGCACGATAATGAAATCGCCTTCCTTACAGAGGGGGCCAGATGGGAATTTAGCTGGATCTTTGTACGCATCGGGGCCAAGTTTCACCACAAAAAGCACTGGAGACAGTAATTCTTCATAGTGCATGGTTTTTCCAGCCTTCAAAATGCCACTTTCCCCATACTCTTCATCAATATTTGGCAATACCGTCAATATATAGAAGGCAACAGGATCCGGCATTTGTCGTGCTTTTTCTTCTGCGTTGGTATTCAGAATACCGGACAAATCTACCGCTTGAACATCAAACTCAGTCATCATCATTTTCCTTTAGTCTTCGCACAAGGTCTTTAATTTCTTGCTGTGCAGTTCGCAGACCTCGGATTGCTCCGCACAGTTCTTTGTATTCGGCGAAGTCTTTAGCCCCGCCGTCACTCAGGTGGATAACGAAACTCTCGATTCTTTTCTCAAGTTTCTCGCTGCATAGTTCAAGATAGTTTTCAGCCATTATTGGTTACCTTGGTTGGGGTTTTGTTTGTTCTGTTTGGGCTGTTGGTTGGCCTTGGCCGCATGTCCCGCTTGGCTTTTATATAAATCCGTTTGAATTTTTACTTTAGTCTGCAACTCTTGAGATTGGATGCGGTTGCGATCTTTCTCCCGGTCGGCGTCGATGCGAGACTTCTCAAGTTGTAGGCGTTGGAGTGCGAGCTGACTATCTATCTGGTCTTTCTGCACCTTACGCTGGGTATCCATCTTCTTAATCTCAAGCTCTTGCTGTTGCAACTGGAGGAGCGGATCTTGTTGCTGCTGTTGCTGTTGTTGCTGCGCGGCGGCGGCTTGGTTTTTCTGCAATAGTTGTTGTGAGCCTTGGGCGATAAGGCGGGAGAGTTGAACCTCAATATCTGCTGGCAACTCTTGATCTGGTGCGGGCAGTGGCACGCCAACCATCTCTTCAACTTCTTTGCGGTACTTGAACCCAAGGTGCTCGGCGAGGTGAGACATGATGGCTCCTTGTACTTGTTGAGCCATAGGCGACTGGCCAATCATCTGCTGCACGATTGGGTCTTGCATCATAGCCATATGCGTCGCGATATGAGCGTCGTGATCTTGGTACATAAACGCTTTGGTCGGTTTGCTCTTTAAGAACGCCATGTTCTCGCTCAACGGGTCACGTGGGGACTCGTCCTCTTCAACCGGCACGATCTTGTCTGCATGCTTGACGCCCAACACCTCAATCATCTGGCGGTGCAAGTGTGGCAAATCATATATCTGCGGAGCCTGCGACGACAACTGAATCACCGCTTGGTACTGCATGATGCGCTGCGCCATTGTGGATGAGTTGGGGTCAGACACGGGGATGACCTCCACCATGTCGTAGTCTTTCTGCTTGGCTCGGCGGTTACCACCTTCTGGGTCGTACTCGTAGTCGGTCGGCGCGTAGTCACGGATGATGTTCTTCAGGAGTTTGAACTCTTGCTTCATCGAGTAGTGGACGCGGGCCTGCACAGCACTCAGTGTTTTTAACTGTCTTTCAAGGATGGCCAACGTTGTACCTACCGGCGTATTGGCACTCATATCCGAGATCTGCAAATCAGCGACTGAACCCAGTCGGCGACCTTCTTCTGTGATCTTCTCGAGCAGCGCGGCCAGAACTTGGCTCGGCTCTTTGTATGGCAACGCCATGATGTTGTCTTTGATTGCACCGCTTGGCACGTCTACATCACGAAACTCTCCGGGGCTGATCGGTGTATCGTCGCCCTTAACACGCAGACCACGTGACTTCAGACCACCGGGCAAGTTAGACAACGTACCGGCATCAATCAACTGACGAATCAACGCTGTACCCGCGCGAGCATAGCCACCAATCAAGTGGATGTATCCGAACCCATACGCACCAAACCCGGGGACATAGTCGTACTGCACCATATGCTGGCGCTTGAGTTTGAGCTCGTCTTCCTCTTCATAGTTGCGGTAGATAGAGAGAACTTCTTTTGTGCCACGGTCAATAGTCACGATGTAGGGAAACGCCACACCATCTTCTTCGTCGTACCCGGGCATGACGTAGTCAATCTGCACTTCATACACTTGGTAACGGTCGTCTGTAGTTATGGAGTAGCCTTGCTCGTCGGCTTTCTTCTTCTCCACGTCGGTAAACACTTCAACCGGATCACCCAAGTCAATGTCGCGATAGAACCCACTAGCCTGCAACTTCTTGATGTCGTTCTTGGTTTTACGCATGATGTGTGTCACACGCTCTGCCGTCCGCGCTCCGCTAGCACCGTAAGGAATAATCACGTCTTCTGCTGGAATATAAATTGACGTCTGACGACCCAGCGCCATATCAAAATAAACTTTCTTAAACGCCGATCCAATTAAACCTAAGTTGAACAACATGCGCTCATGCTCAGGGCGGTACTCAGGCATCTCCTCGGTTAAGCGGTAGTTCATGTCTTCTCGAACGCGCTCGGCTGCTTCTTCTTTCTCGGGTGTATCGTTGCCGATGATCTGCGTCTTGACGGGGCCTTGCGCTGGGAATGTCTCAAGAATTGTTTCTGATTGGAACCGCACGGCTGCTTCTGTTAGCACTGTAGAAAACACACCACAAGCTCCGGCCCACGGCTCGGTTCGCTCTTCGTACTTCATACCCAGTACTTCAAGACCTTTGACAAACATTTCTGTCCAGTCTTTGCGGGAGGCGATGTCGGCCTCTATCATCTCCATGATGTCGCTGCTAATTTTGCCCAGCTCATCTTCATCAATATCTTCAGCCAAGTTTTTATTGAAGTCGGAGTCGCCTTCATCTTTGCCCCCGATCTCTACATCCACACTCATATCAACATCTTCGGGGAGACCAATCTCAATCTCCAAATCAGAAGAGCCATCATTTAGCAAATCAGCAAGCCCTTGCGGGGCTGTGTACACACTCTTGTCCATTGAATTCGTTGCCATTTTTTATCCTCAGTAATATGCTTGTCGTCTGCGAAAGCTTCGTAACTCTTCTTGCTCGTCTGAGTTGAGCGACACAAAGCCACCTTTTCTAAATCTCAATAACGCCTGTGTGGAAGAGTCAACCAAGTCATCGTTTGGAGCATTAGGAAACGCGGCCATCTCTTCGATAACCTCGTCGGCCCAACGGTTCTCGGGTGCCCATACTTTGCCACTTGCAAACAAATCCGACACCGAATTAATCCGCACAAACTTGTCGTTGCCCCGGCTGGGAGTGAACTCTTGTACAGGTATACCCATCGCTCGTAGTTCAAATATCAGCGGAGCACCAGCCGCTTTGGCTTCCACAATAAACGCATCTGGTTTCCATTCCATGTAGAACTTATATGCAACTTCCTTGAGCTCTGGAAATTCCATGCGTTTTTTTATTGCGTCGAGCAAAATTATATTCGGATCTCTCTCGTTCTCGTCTAAGAAGAACACACCCCAGCATGTACCCGCA